GACCGCCTCAACAGTGAGGGCGTGCTGGATATGGAACGGATCCTGATTGTATTTTTTCAGCAGAGCAAATGCATTCTCCCTTGTTATCATTTATATTTCCTCCAAAGTTATCTTGTCACACATTGTGAATATGCACGCCAATGCGGATGCGTTGCTGTGAAGACCGGAAGGCTCTTGCACTATGCATATAGGTCTGATATGATTATATCACAACATTGCGTGATTGTCAATCTGGTGTGACGATCAGCGTGGAAAAATGAAGAGATAGAGCAATCCCCGCATCACTGTCAATTCAGTGGTGCGGGGCTGTTTTTTATTCTCCTCAATCATATGCGTGTTCGACATGAATAGTATCTCAAGAATTTCTGTTGTTGTCGTTTCCAGTTTTTCCGTGAAATAATCTGCAAGCAGTTCTGTTTGCTCCTTGCTCATACAAACAGATTCCGGTACATTATGTCACCTGACTTTCTGTTTTTTTCGCAAAAAATCAATCATACTCCGCCATAATAAACTGGAAATCATCCGTTTTATCCAGCTTCGGAACGACATTCGCCTTGATGCGTTCCGTCATCTCCTGAATGACAAAATTCAGCAGGTCACACGGCGCACATTGCAGCATGATACCGATGGTATGTGTATCGCACGGCACACGTTTTTCATGCGGATAATTGCCGGAATTATTCAGCAGCATCTGTACGAATCTTGGGTTACTCATGCGCTTTGCAGCGCGTTCACCGGGGTTGGCAAGCAATGCCTGCCGATCTGCATCGGTGACGATTTTTGCAGCATAGTCAAAGCTCTCCCCGTCATAGAAATGCTCAATGAACAGGCGGAAAACCTTATCATGGCACTGCAAAAGCTCTTCTGAGATCTGCGCGGCACTCTGCTCCGCAAAGTCCAGAACCTCGGCTTTTGCGTCATTTTCATCAAGATAATGAAGATAGACAAGTGCCACATCTTCATCGCCGCGAAGTTCCACACAATACAGTTCTCCGGTTTCACGGTAGGTTGTCGTCAGATGATCCAAAACGAACTGTTCTTCAAGGTTGTACAGCCTGACCACATTACTTTTTCCGGGAACTGAGTAGGATACAATCTCACAAGGCTCCAAGCGAAGGAGCAGAAAATCATCCGATTCTGTGGGAAGTTCGTTCAGGTGATACATTCCCTCACGGAAATGTAATGGGATTCGGATTTCATCCATAAGTTGTTACCTCTCTTATTTTCAGTCTTTATATTCGCACACTCAACGATATTACAACTCGCAATGAAAATCTGCGACTTCGTTTTATTCACAATTTCATTGGCTTTTTCTTGACAAATACCTCTACATCCGATTTTCTGACCATCAGATGATATCCGTATTTATCGCATCTGTCAAAGCCGAGCTTTTGCGCAAGCGCATAATCACTCAGGTATAATTCAAATTCGTCACCGGCTGCACGGACAATATCAATTATATAGCCTTGATATTCCGCATAGGATGATAAGCTGTACGCATCAGAAATTTCTGTGCGGTCTATGATCTTTGTATACATTCCAAGATGATACGAGTCAACATATGTATCATCTACTTCACTGTCAGAATTGGGGGACAGCGATATAGTGCCGTCCTGATTAAAGCCGATTCTATGTGGTTCTCCGTGATAGATACCATAGGTTCCGTCAATCCTGTGCGCTTCTTCACGAGAAATACGATATGTTTCAATATCCATTCCTGCACCTCCTGAACGCCTTTCGTTTCTCTCAGACCTCAATATCCGACTGCATCAATAAAGGCTTTCAAAACAGCCTTTTCAGGTGATGATGCATCAGCAGAATACTCGTTGACTCTTTGTAGAAGGCGTTCCTTTTCACTCTGAGATAAAGATGAAATATCCATATTTCTCAGCGAATCGACACAGGTTACAAATAATTCCCGGTTTTTCGTTTCGCTGATTTTGAGGATCATCAACAAATTGTTCCTGTTATCACTCTCAGACAAGCATTCAACGCAGCGTATTTGGGCTTTTTCAGAGTAATCGCCGATCTTTTCAGACAACGCTTTCCAATCCTCATCAGAAAAGCTGTCCAGCACATCCTGATAATAAAAAAGTCCCTCATCGTACCAGTAATCGTCCGATGAATTATCAGTAATACCAGATTCAAATTCTTCAAACATATACGACACCTCTCTTATGTGCATGACAACATTTCCACGCACTCAACCCTACATCTCAATCGCAATATCTGATAAGTGTGTATTTCTCGATTCTACGCACTTTTCAACACCTGACAACATTTTGACGTACTACCAAAAGCCGATTATCATTTTGACCCACTTTCCTCGGTGTGCAGATTGGTTGTCAGCCGTTTTCAGTGCGTAGATGTCTTTCCGAATACAGCAAAAGCCATACCGGGGTTAAGTGCACAGTTTAACTGTATAGTCGAAAACTGCCGTAAAATCGGGCTTTTCAGCTTTCGTTCCTTGACATCAATACTACGCACTCAACGTGCGCCAAGACGTAAGAATTGATAACCGTCAAGGTGGAGTAGGCGATAGTGGTTTTCGTGAGTGCGTAGATTGGTTGTTTTTTCGCGATTTTATATGCGTGGAAATATGTCAATAATCGCCCTACTCACGGGAGAATAAGTTGAAAACGTCTTGCTTAAAGCAAGACGTTCTCTGGTGAGCGGTTAACATAATATTGTCTTTTCGCTTGCTTCTTCTTGAAATAGTATAGCATAATATCCTTGAAATAGCAAGAGAGGGGTGTCAGTTTTTATTCTTGAGAGAAAGCCTAGAACGAATTTCATCTGGCGTATATGTACCATCTTTTTTTGCGTGTAATATCATATGGCAGTTAGGGCATACTGGAATTAAATCCTTTTCAGGATCAATTTCATGTTCTTGTCCAACTTCACTAAGAGCTTGGATATGGTGTACATGGATTAATCCGGAAAACTCACTACCGTATATTTTGGCAGCATCAAAGCCGCATATTTGGCAGGTTGTACCCCATTTTTCTAAGCATTTGGCTCTGTTTTCTGGTTTTCGCTCATAAGTCGTTGCGGTTATTTGAATTCTCGCACCTTCAACAGTTTCTTCTTGTGCTTGATTAACTATAGGATCTTGTACTGGCGAAATACCTTTTATTGTAACGCCGAGGTGTTTTGCCAAAATATGCCAGTTTTTACAAGTGTGAATGTCATCCAGACATTTGGCAACTAATGCTGTATAGTCATTTTTATATTCCTGATACTCGTTCATTTCAAAGCAAAGACCGCCAAATCCATCAATATCAGGGTAAAGAGTTTCCTTATTGACTACCATTCCAGATATTAAAGGTAGTCCAAGATCATGACACAGCTTCGAGATTTCGCCGATATCTTTGCCGACTGTTTGAGGGGAAACACCAAATAGCTTTGCAAGTTCTCCATAGGTGATCGTTTTCTTTTTAGCTGCTATGCATTTAAGTAAGGTTTCTGCATATACGCGCTGACGCATTGTTAATTTTATCATACTTGCTCCTTTATTACCAGTTATTTACATCACATTACTCAGATGCTGTTGCATGGATTTCTTGTATGAGCGAAACGCAATCTCCCTGTAACATTTCTAACTGACGGTAGCTTTGACTACGATCCTGACGTGTTGATCGGATTTCCTTTATATTACCATCCAATTCAGATATAGAGAGGTCAAGTGAATTAGCAACTGCGTTTTGAGTATAACGTTTTCCAAAGGTTTCGAGTTCCTTTGCAACAGAATTGAAAGCAGAGCGAACATTTTGTCGGTTTTCTTTCATCTGTTCGCGCATCTTTGCCTCATCATAATCTGCTTTAGCCTGCATTCCTATTGAAAAAACAACGCCAAAGGCTGCAAGAGCATGACCAGCAATTGCAACACCCTTTGTCCATTTTACAGCTTCCCATGGCTTGAATTTATGACCGAAGAAATGTCCTACCTTCAATACCATTTCATGAACAGCACTGCCTGAGAAATTGGAAAGCTTCAAGCCACCATTAACTCCGGCTTTATATGCCCCACCAACGACTGCTTTACCTGCAACTTCTGCTTTACCACCGACTTGATTAAGCACATTTTGTATTTTTTCTGGAAGTTTACCAAAACGATCTGAAAGTCGTGCTTTAAGGTTGCAAGAGAATTCGGTGTTTTCAAGATCGTCAATAGCTTTTTCAACTTCATTCAGTTTCTTCACAACCAAGTTATGCGCTTTCCTTTGGCAGGTTTCGACGATACTTTCAACTCTTCTTTGTGCCTCTTCAAGAGCTTGTTCGGCGTCATCTTTTTTGGTATCTTCAGTTATTTGATTGGCGATTTCAAGTCCGACATCTCTTATCTCAGCGGCTGCAGCGACAAATAAATCTGATAAATCATTTGTTATCTGATATCTTGCCTCTGTATAGACCTGACGTTGCTGCAATAATTGCTCTTCTAAAGCACGAATATCATCATCTGAATTTGGCTCAAGTATTTTCAGTGCCTCTTGTATCTTCTCGTCAATTTGATAAAGAAGAGTGGTTAGTTTTCCCGCTATACCATGCTTTTCTACGAAATTGTTTAAAATGGAAATAAACTGTGTATAGCCACTGAGTTGGATCAGTTCTTCAGAATATTCCGGATCATTATTAGCTTCTTTAATACCATTCAAATAGGATTCAGCATCTAAAAAGCAGATGTTTAATTGTTCAGGTGTATAAGGGACTAACACTTTTGCCAAATCATCCCGTTTAATTTTCTGGCTTGTTAGTGTGTTGCCATCTGTTTCTCGTTCCATTTTATTGACAACCAAGACCATTTCGCCAGCTTTGTCCTTATCAATTGCAAGTTTACGGAAATGCTTACCCATGTGGTCATCAAACAGTTCGTTCGTAACTACAAATACAAGGATGTCTGCTTTTGCAATTGCACTATATGATATTTCGTCATGATCTGGACGCAGTTCAGTACGAATTCCTGGAGTGTCAATAATTTCCATTCCGTTCCAATTGTAGACATTAGTAGTTTCAGTTGTAATCCCAGCACCAATTTCGATGGATTCGTCCCCAGTTAGCATTCTCAGGATTGATGATTTTCCTGCGCTATACTGTCCAGCAAATACTATTGTAATTGTATTTTCATCATCGGGCTTCTCAATTGTACAGTCACATCCTGCCTCTGACAGAAGTCTCTCGGCACGATTTTTTAAATAGCCACTTCTTTTGGCGAATTCTTCAATTGCAAGCATAAATACACCTCATTTCGTTATTATAAGTTCAAGTACTTGTTGCGCAAGATGAATACGGTTAATTACATTTGGATCATCATAGTTCACTTTTACATGAGCTACGTTACTATTTGTATCAATGTAAATTTCATATTGTTTGTTTATGCCTTTTCCTCTTGCACCTATATTTAGTATCCGGGTGATGAGTTTGCTTTTATCTTCTGAATTAGCAATAAAATAAATACTCTCCGACATAAGTTTTGATAGCTTTGCTTTAAATCTTGATGTGTACTCTGCACCTTCTGGAAGAACTATTAGGCAAATATTTCCCGGCAGTCTTGCGACTTTAAGATCGTTTAATTCTTCTTTACTTTGCAGAACATCAAGTCCTGAACGAAGCAATTGGTGATTAATGTCAAGAACATGAGTGTTAATCTTCCAAGCAAGTTGAGATTGAACACGAGCAAGATTTGATATTACTTGTATTACTCTGATAAGTTCTGTTAAGAGAGAATCGATTTGCTGTGATAACATTGATTCGCATTGTTTTTTCATATCCTTTGTAAGTTTGTCACATATTGAATCGATGTTTTTTCTCAACTCTGTTTCAAGTTTCTGACGGGCTTCCTTTTCTTTCTTTTCCCTACTCTTAAAGAATAACGAGCCAAGAAATCCAACTGCAGCCACTCCAATTGCAATCCACCCAAGTGGTCCGGCTGCCGTTGCACCTAAAAGGCTTGTAATAATCCATGCAATAGATACGCCAGCACCCGCTATTTCAAATGACCAGTTCCATATTTTACGACCATCAATTATACTATCCTTTCTCAAGGAACGATCTGCAGAAATCACTGAGTTATAATGCATTTCATTTTGTAATTCACGAGCAATTTCAGATATGCGCTGATTAATTCGCTTATTGGCATCTTCAAGTAATTGTTTGCAGCGGGCTTCGACTTTTTTCTCTTTAAGTACTGCTTCCCACGCTTTATCTGCATGACTATCTTCAAAATGGTCTTCAGCAAACTGGGCAACTTCTTGACGAAGTTCACTTTTAATCTTAGTAATCAAATAGCGGATCGTATTGTTTGTTTCTGTTTTGAAGCTTTTTCTCCAAGTTTCAAGGCTTTTATGTTTGCTCTCAATTGTTCTTGCTTGAAGAGAATTCTCTTGACATTGGTTTATAAGAGTTTCTATGGTCGCAATCATAGGATTATCAATAATATCAATGAAGGTTTTTGTTCGGTAGAATACGCCATTCTCTCGAACACAATCTACAAGAAGTTGTTTTAACGCATCAATGCGGCTTAACTCATATAAACGTACAGAAAAATCGGGATTAGTTTCTGAAACAGTCTGTGACATAAATGCTGCTTTAAGATGAACATATACAAAAGGTATGTTTGACCATTCCTGACCAGCTTTTTTTGCATATTGTAAAAACTGGTTTTTAATGCTGTCCAAGCGTTCGGTATCAAAACGACCTGCGATTGTCCGTTCAATCATTTTAGGGCTGCGCTCTGGATTAACTGCTGCCTTGACATTCATAACACAAATAACTGGTTTTCCGAGTTTTACAATTCTACTAAAACAATCACCTTCTATAGCTTGAGGAGCATCATCAGTAATAAGAAACATTATTAGATCCGCTGATTTTGCGGCGTTAAAAGCAAGCGTTTCATCCTCTTCGCCCTCGAAGGCACCGATTCCTGGTACGTCGGTTATCGTTAAACCGTTCCATTCGTATGTACGAATATCTTGTGTAGTTCTTTGCGCGCCTTTTCCGATGGATGCTCCATCTCCATGACGTAGAATTTCCATGAGTGTTGATTTTCCAGCCATTGTTCGACCAAATAGCGTTATTGAAAATTTTGATAAATGCTTCCTTAAATAACGTAAATCAGAGTCGGAAACTTGAGAAATCGAAATAAAAGAAGACTGAATATCTGAAAGCTGCTTTTTGAGTGCTTCAGACATCTCTGGTAAGCTACATTCACTATTATCAAGCCATGTAATATCTTGTTGGATCTGATTCTGAGCATCTAATAGGGAATGATTAAGATGCGCCAATTCTTGTTTTGCAATTTTATCACCATTGGATGCACTATTTTTACACAGTTTAAGTACTTCTCTCAAGTCAAAGTCAGACATTGTTTTCCTCCTCTCAATCTTTTCACAAAAAGAGTTATATATCAAGATGCTTTTCAATAACAGCCATGATTTCTTCTATGCGCTTGTTGCCGATACCCATGATCTGCCGAAGGTCTTTCTCAATCTCACGAAGATCTATGGATTTGCCATCATTCTCCGGTAATTCATTTGCATAACGCATTAGAAAGGCTTGAAGCTCTTCACGGCTCATTTTTTGATAGCACGATATGTGTCACGGTCAATTATTTTCTTATTCATTTTTCTTCCTCTTTGTATGATTAACTAATCAACTGCTGGATATATACTTATATTATATCACACATTTGGTAAAAAATCAAGTTATTAGCTGATAATTTATGTGCATCTTGTTCTGGCTGTGAATGCTTGACTTTAAAGACGTATTATGGTATAATTTAGACTGAAATTAGTCTAAAAGGAGGACGAGCATGGAAAACGAACTTATATATCTGGACACATATATTCTTCAACAAGATATGAGAATTAGGCTGCCTAAAAGCATATTGTCGAACCTTTCTGTAGAAAAAGGAAAGAGCAAATTTTCTATATACATTGACAGAACCAACAATCGGTTGATTTTACAGCCTGATGATAAAATGGAGGATAACGGTGGCACAAGCAAAAAATAAACCGATTCGTATTGATCGAGTATGGGCGATGCCCAACAAAAACACTTTCAAGATTAAGCCTATAGAGCAGTTGATAGGAGAAACAGTTGACCTTTCACTGCTATGGATCGATCCGTTTGCAAACCAAAATAAAATAGCAAGTATAACCAATGACCTGAACACTGACTATGACACAGATTATCACCTTGATGCTTTAGAATTTCTGAAAATGTTTGATGATAATTCTGTAGATGGCGTGCTTTACGATCCTCCGTATTCGCCTCGACAAGTCAGCGAATGTTATAACGATGTCGGGTATTCTGTTACATGGGACACAACAAAAGCATCATTCTGGGGCAATCACAAACGTGAAATATCCCGCATTGTAAAAATTGGCGGTAGAGTTATAACATTTGGATGGAATAGTGGCGGCATCGGAAATAAGTATGGCTTTGAAATCGAGAGAATTCTTCTTGTTCCGCATGGCGGATGGCACAATGATACGATCTGTACTGTTGAAATAAAAACACATGAGGGTTGCTTTGAAAAAACGAAAAAAGCTCCGCAAAAGATAGGAGAGAAACCAATGCTTACTGCAAATGACAAAGAACTGATTGCGGCTTTAAAGAAACTTCCAATTGATTATTGGGATTTTCGAGAAGATGACACTAAAGAGTATACGCATGGTCTTCATAATTATCCGGCAATGATGGTTTGCCCCATAAGCAGAAATATAATCAGGCTTGTAAGAGATATGCAGCCTATTCATGCATTATTAGATCCTTTTGCCGGATCTGGAACGGTACTTGTAGAAGGCATGGTCAACGGTATTGAAACGGTATCGGGAAATGACATCAATCCTTTGGCACTGCTGTTAAGCAAAGTTAAAACTACGCCTTTAGATAACAAGCAGCTGACCACTGAGGTAGAGCAACTTCTTAAAAGAATATCGCAAAAAAGGACATCTAATTCATCCGTTCTTGACGACATAGATTCATACTGCACTGGTATTCTTCATTTGGATTTAACAGATAAAAAGGGATGGGGAGACAAGGCACATACATACCTTAGAGAATATTGTGAATCCAATGATATAGACATCTGTATCCCTGAATTCAAAAACATGGGATATTGGTTCAGACCGCGAGTTGTTTTAGAGCTTGCGATCATAAAATCAGAAATTGAGAAGATTGAGAATAAAGATATCAGAGATTTTGTTTTTGTAGCAATGAGCGAGACTATTCGCTTTGTATCCAATAGGCGCAATGGCGAGTTTAAAATGTTTAGAATGCCTGCTGCAAAAGTACAAGCGTTTAATCCGGATGTTTATGATGAATTCAGCAAAATATTACTTCGTAATGTCGCTAAAATGAAAGACTTCTGCGAGGTGCTTGAAAGGAACAATTCTAAGTCTTCAGTATCGGTGTTCAACAATAATGTATGTTCACTTTCTGATGTCGAAGATGATACATACGATCTTATCATTACTTCTCCGCCTTACGGAGATAGTCGAACAACTGTTGCATATGGTGAGTATAGCAGGCTTTCCCTTCAGTGGATAAATTTGTTTGAGCTTTCCGAGAAGGAAATAATGGGCGTAGATAAATCATTGATGGGTGGTAAGAAATACAGAAATGGCTTTGAATTTGTTTTATCCAGCGAGACATTGCGAGCATCGCTTGACGTGATTAAAGATGCCGATATTGAGAGAGCTGGAGATGTATACAGTTTCTACGCTGATCTTGATGCTGCACTTTGTAGCATAGCAAGAAAAACGAAGTCGGGCGGCTATCAATTCTGGGTTGTTGGTAACAGAACTGTGAAGAACGAACTGCTTCAAACCGATGTTATTATAACTGAGCTTGCTCCTCAATATGGGCTTGTTCCAGTATATACTGTTGACCGAAACATTCCTAATAAAGTGATGCCTTCTTTAAATTCTCCGACCAATATTACTGGTGCTAAAGGCACTACTATGACTATGGAACATATTGTCATTCTCAGAAAAGAATAAAGCTACATAAACAAAGCCCTGAGTTCAGTGAAACTCAGGGCTTTGTTTTGTATTAGACAATTTTTTTATTCACTTTAAAAAGCAGAGATTGATCATTTTCTTTAATTCTGAAACCAGTACCATGATCATGAGTCTGTCCATCCTTAGCTCCGCCATGATACTGACCAATTCTAAGATCAATGTAAATCTTACCTTGCTCGAGAAGAGAAACAAAGGCATCATAATCAAAACCGGAAACTTCGTATGCCTCGACGAATTTGAATTCTTCATTAGCACCAGTGCCTCTTGAATGCGCCTTTGCATAAACGAACTTTCCTCTATATTTCTTTTCAAATGCTGTTCTCAGTTGATCACGAGTCCAATATGCATATTCTTTACCATCTTCAGCAATAATGGAAATCTTTGTGTCAGAGCATGAAACTTTCAAGCTATGTCCTGTATTAGCAATCGCTACATAACGATCAGCAGATAGTGTCGAATGAAGAACTTTCTCGTCATTATCATAAGCATCGCTGGAATAACCAAAGGTCATACGCAGCGTATTGGCGGCACCTTGCGGCTGCGGCGTTTTAGTGAAGATGGTAAGCATACTATTCGAATCAAGTCTGCACGACTTTAACTCATAGTCTCCGAAATCCGGACCATCAATATTGTTCTCGACAATTCCAAGAAGATCTTCAAGGGTTTTACCGATACCAGTGGGACCGGAACGATGTGTTTTGATCCATCCCATATTGCAAATCTGTGTATACTTCTCAATAAATTCATCTATAGTAGTAATCATAGGTCATCCTCCTAATTGAGCTTTCGTTGACACGTACAACTGTACATATTCATTATATCACACCATTTGGAAAAAGTACAGACCTTTCAGTAAAAAATTTTTAGTCCACAAACAATTCCGGCATATTAAACATCAATTCGTTTAACTCCATAGTTACATCAATTCTGCTGCATTTAGTAGCAGCTTTTTTTATCTTCACTTCCTCGGCAGAGCCTACAAGGTACTTTGAATTTCGCTGTAGAAACGTAGATACATCTCTGGATAATCCGCATTGTTGTAAAACAATCGTGGTGCGGTTAATTGTTCCATACTCTATGAACTCATACCAGTCATTATCAAAATGATCGCGTTTATGAAACGCCTTATACTCAATGGAAAACTTACGGAAATAATTAGAAAGAGTAAATAATATTACATTCTCGATTACACCGAGTGTTTCGGCAATAACATAATTCTTATGAAGTTGCGAGTTGCTATTGTAATATGGAACAATTTGATAGTGTCCTATCCAAATGCCTGAATCCGGATTTTTGGCTTTATGATCAAGTGCCGCATGAATCATAGAACTTAGACCATTGCCTCTAATCCAACGTAAAAGAACAACTGCATAACTCTTAAGAACATCCTCTACGTGGTTTTTTCCCGGTCGTCCGATAGTCTGTTTCTCATATACATTCCATTTGAAAATAGTACGCAATGCCATCAAAAAGGCAATTACTTCATTATAATCTACATCACCGTCTTGACTTATTGAAGGATATTCCATGCCGTTCTGTATGGCTTGCTGAAGGTTAATATCCTGATCATACGATAGCGTGATATCGTCTGATGTTTTGGCTTTGGGATAATTGGCTTTTATAGCTGTCGATAGCTCCGGAGTAATATACCTTGAAAAAACACGAGCTATCGGAGAGTCAGTACCATTAGCAAGATCACGTACATACACAAGTGCAAACTTCCGCATTGCCTCATAATCTTTTTCAGCTTTAGCAGCTTTGTGGCACTCACTTAATTCAATATCTCCCTCAGCAAGTCCTTGAAGTGTTTTTGCAATCAAGTTCTGATTCTCTTTGCGCTCCAGAGCTATTTGTTGCTGTGGAATATCAGATGTCAGAAGAAGCTGATAACGTTCCGCTTTTTCTGCTTCATTCATATGTACCAAAAAAACATTCCCATATAAATTGTACTTAATCCGCCCAACTCGTCCGGAGAGATTTTTAAATTCCACTTCATCCATGTTAGAGCGACCATTTTTATAGCTTGTGATAAAAAGGTTATCGGCAGGGAGATTAACACCCTCTACAAGTGTGCTGGTACAAAAGATGGTCCGTATAATACCATCTGTAAAGCTGCTCTCAATACGCAATCGGATATTTGCAGGTAAATACCCAACATGATACGCCACTCCACGGCGAATACAGTCAACGAGGAAGCATTCTTTGTGGACATCCTGTTCGATGTCATTTGCCAGCGATTGTAAAGCTGGATCTGCAAGTATAGGCTGCTTTAAGGCGTATTGATAAGCTAAATCTACCACGTTTTGCCTTGAATGACAATAAACAAGATTCTGCTTTGTACCGCCAATTGTCGAAATCAGTTGTTCAAATGTGGTTGCTGTCGGTAATTGAAACGCTGGCTCCAAGCGGTTTAGTTGTCCATTGTAGTAAGAAACCGCATGATTGCAAAGATCAATATAATATTTGAACTGGCAGACTGGAGAAAAATCAGATGCCAGTTTTCTTATTTCTGATTCCTTAATGTCTGGAATCAAATTCAGGTAGACTTCAGGATTAGGAATATTCGGAGAAGCAAAAACAACAGTAGGAAAGTGTTGTTGTTGTTTTAGCTGCGATATAAGTTTATAGTAGTAAACGCTTCTTCCGCCGCGTTCAGATATCTTATGTGCTTCATCAATAAAAAGAAAATCTATTGTAATCTGCGGCTTTTCGATCAACATATGAAGCAAGCGTTCAGGAGTCATTACAAAAATAAAACAATGCTTTCCCTTTAGCAAAATATCGCCAGCAGAGCTTACAATTCGATAATTAGCTGAAACAAGGTGATCCCGAAAACTATCCAGCAAACTGCTCCGAACCTCGTTAATCAGTGCCTTTGTCGGCACAACAATAGCATAGTTCTTTTTTATCCCCTGCTCAACTTCCTGCTTGATATATGTCTGAACCACAAATGACTTTCCCATTGAAGTCGGACCGGAGTAACTGTAGTATTTATACTTTAAGGAATCATAAACTCGTTTCTGATCATGAAAAAAGAATTCTTCATCCGTATTAGGAATACGCAAATGCTCTTTTTCGGCTTCATGAAATACACCGTCTAATGCGTCAATCGCTTTATATTCACTCAAAGACGATGTTTGTACGCCTCTATAGTTTCCTACTGTGGAAAGAACAGAATAAAGATATTGATTAACACGAACATCATGGGGATACAGAATCTTCAATAAGATCGCAATTTCTTGACCGAGTTTTCTATGCTGACTGGAGTGTGGATGGTCAATAGATTTTGACAGAATATCTGCAAATCTAAGGGCGTCCCTAAGATTCACAGCGATAGAAGCGTCATTTCTTTGAAATACTTTAACAGCATAATTGAAAAGCAGACTGGAATAAATCTTCTTCAAGTACCTGCTTTCTTCAACATTACGATACAGCTCTTCTGCAAGAGTCGGTTTTCTCGGAACATACATAGTTATCCTCCTGCAATTATTTCTTCAATGATACTTCTACGCTCATTATCAGCGTCATTAAATGGAACGACATAAAAATAGAAACTGTATCCTCGAAGTCCTGCGTTTATTATTTTATCGTATACATACGTTTTCGTTTCTTCAATGTCAGATACAAGTTGGTTATGAGCTGCTATTCTGTATTCATCGTTATTTAATCCGTCTGCATCGACATGGATTGTATACCCAAGAAAAACTCCGAATGACATATCTGCAGTTGGAATTTTATCATCTTCTGGAACAATCAGCTTTACCAAAAAGGCTGTTGTATCTGGCGACAGGATTTGATTATAGTTCGTGTTGGATACGAACTGATATTCCTTATCGCTATTTGCCGCAATATCGATTATTTTTGAAAACGCTCTATCAATGGCATCATGAAGGTTTCCGCATATATTGGAAGCACCACATACAAGCTGATGAGATGGTAAGCCGGAATCAAAAGGAGCAAGTAAATGGATACATTCACTCTTGCTTTTTATGATTCCAGTTACTTCATCTATTTCAATTTTACTAAGTATTTTCGGTGCTTTTAATGCAACCTCAAGGAAGATGTATAATAGCATCTCTCCTAAAAGAGCCTCTGCATCATCTTTATATATCCGCAGGAAACGCTGCATTCCCTTTATTCCAAGAGTTCGGCTTTTGGCTAAGGTATCTGCCGCATCGATGCTTACTCTTGAAAAAACATAAGAATTTATGGTTTCAAATAATTTTTCCTTTAGTTTTTGAAAATCAAATTTATTGTTCCGGATTAGAACTGAGTATATCTGCGCTGTTGTTTTATTAGGCAGTCCATTTATAACGCCTTTGTTGTCGAAAACAAACGGAGAGAGTGAATCAGCAGATAATGTCGGAAGAAGAGTAGAATCAGGATTAGTTTTCTCCTGCACACGTAGTTGAATACAGTTAGCAGCCTCGTGGAGGCTTTGAAGGAAATCCTTACTGATGGCTTTGGTTTCAGCCTTGCAATCCCGATTCTTAACACAGGTAAGAGCATAGTAGAAAGCGTTGCAAAGCAAATCCGCAAGATTAAAATTCGTAGAGATAATAATGTTCTTCTTTTCATATCCGGATATTTTTCCGATAATTGTATCTTCAGGTATAGTATTATCATCTTCTAAGATTACCTGAATCGCCTTAACGATGTCTTTACAAAGTGAGTTCTTTAGCAAAGGAATCACATGAACAGTAAATAGACGGGAGGCTTCATTAATATCGCAAGTAGTTACTGCATCCATAAATGGTAGTGGAGGGTTATCGTGGCAATCCATCTGATGGGATGCGCTTGTCGAATCAAACTCATATAAAGAGTTAAAGCCTTTAGCAACAGCAGTACATAGCTTAGGCTTTGTGATTCCATTTATTCGTGCTTGATAGATGATTTTTAACAATGCCCCAAAACACAGTCGTTTCATTTTATTTCCTCACTGCTTAATTTAGCGAGCGCAGAGCAATCGAGTGTTGAAAACTCACAAATACCCTTAAACAATAACCGAATGATGTATATATTATAGCACACTTGGGGCGAAAAAGCAATATGTCACAGATGTATTCCATTGAAACCTACCCGCTTTTTTCCAAGTTTTTTCCCCTGTCCCTCCCATATCTTTTTCGAGCCAGCTTTGATAGAATGGGAAGCAAGGAAACTACAACAAGTATGGGAGGTCAACATCATGACAATCACTGAGAGAAAAACAAGGGAAAATCAGGCTTTTATGCTGATAAGCCACATCAATACCCGCTATGAACCAGAAGTAAGTAACTCTGTTACAACATTGCACGGCGGATCGCCGACCAGTGTCAGCTCTTGGGAGCTTGAAGCTATGCTGGACGATCTTCTCACCATCGAAAACGATCGATAATGTAGCAAGCCGTTTTTGCATCCAACAAATCGTTAATGTATATAGAGGACAAGTTTATTCCCGCCGGGTGGCGGTCAAATAAATATTTTTAAAGCCGGAGTGTGTACAGCTCAGGGCATAGGGATATTTCATACAGGACACCAGCATCGCTGGTGGTTCGGTATCGAGATAGCCTTGCTTTGCTGTATCCATTTTTCGGTGGCGCAGGAGCTGGCATCTCGTCGACTCCTATTTTTACGCCCTTTTGCCCTTTCTGTATCCGGCAGAAAGGACAAACTATGACAAATCTACCGTTCGAGAGAAAAAGCAGAGTCAACACAAGCAGCGACAACTATCTTGATGCCAATGGAAACTATGTGTACACACGCATGGTGCGTAAGCCTAACGGGAAGTGGGAGCGTGAGATCATCGACGTTGTGCCGCTGACCACTGAGAACATGGAGTGTCTTATCGTTCTGGAGGATAACGACCACGATGTGGATCTGGCAGAACGCTATGATGCTGAGAACGCCGACTACGGCTTCCTTGCGCGGAAGGACGCAGACGAGGGCGATCCGTTCGACCGCATTACCGTTCAGATGTTTGATGATGACGCTTCGGAGCATCCGGATATGGAGAAGGTTCTCGCCTTTATCGAAACGCTCACGCCTGCCCAGCAGGATTTGCTGTATGCACACCTCGGCGAGAGGAAGTTCCTTGAAGATATCCGCCGGGAGGAAGAGGCTGCGACCGGAAAGAAAATCACCAAGCAGGCAATGCACAACCGTTGGAATAAGATCATCGCCAAAGCGTGTAAATACTTCGGTGTTGAGAAGCCGAAGCAGACGCATAAGCAAGGGGGTTGACTTTTTCGGCTTAGGGTGAAAGGCAGGTGAGACACATGAAGCACAAGGTCAAAATCGCCGTCTCCAATGGCGGCAAGAAAACACAGGTGTTGACCAGCGGCAGCATTAGACTCCCAATGAGGCTTCTCCGCTGGCTGCTCGGTGACTTCTGCGAAGTCCTTGTCCTGACTCCTGGCAAGACGGTTCAGGGCGTGGAGATACAGGAGGTCGCTGAGGGGGTTGACTTTTCCGGCTAATTATGAAAGGAGTGAAAATCATGGACAAGATGTTTGAACTGATCAATGCTCTGAACGCCCTGACCAAAGCCGTCGGTGCGTTAACAGAGAAGATCACAAGCGAGTATCTTAACACATTCGAGACCATCTACGATCCTGCGGAAGACGAGCCGCAGGCAGCGGAAGCACCAAAAGAACAGCCGACACCGAAGCAGGAAGAAGCGACTGTCACCTTTGTGCAGCTCCGCAGCCGCCTGTCGGAGATCTCCCGCAGTGGCAAGACGGCGGAGGTCAAGGAGCTGATCGCCAAGTACGGCGCATCAAAGCTCTCAGATATTACCGAAAGCGACTACGCCGCTGTACTGGCAGAAGCGGAGAGATTGTGATGCCCGGAACACACGCGATTCTGTCACCATCCAGCAGTGAACGCTGGATCAACTGCCCGCCCTCCGCAAAGGAGAACGCGGGCGGTGATACTGGCAGCAGCTACGCGCAGCAAGGAACTGACGCACACGCTCTCTGTGAGTACAAGGTCAAGAAGGTGCTCGGCTTCAAGGTGCGCGATCCCACTGACGATCTGGAGTACTTCGACGAAGAAATGGCAGAATGCACTGACGCTTACTGCGAATTCGTCATGGAACAAGTACAGGCGGCGAAGAAGAGCTGCCTCGATTCGCAGGTACTGGTCGAGCAGCGTCTTGACTTCACGCGTTGGGTTGCTGAGAGTTTCGGCACCGCTGACTGTATTATTGTTGCCGACGGCGTTATGACTGTCATCGACTTCAAGTACGGGCTTGGCGTCCTCGTCGAAGCGGATGGAAACAGCCAGATGCGGATGTATGCGCTGGGCGCTCTTAATCTCTTTGAGTCGCTGTATGACATCAATACAGTCCGTATGATTATCTTCCAGCCCCGCCGCGATAACGTCAGTACGGCAGAGGTCACAACCGAGGAGCTGCTTCGCTGGGCTGACGACGTCCTTATCCCTGCCGCAGCACTTGCAGTGAACGGTGATGGTGACTACAAGGCGGGCAAGCACTGTCAGTTCTGTAAGATCAAGGCGACCTGCCGGAAACGGGCGGAATATAATCTCCAGCTCGCGCAGTATGATTTCGCCGTTCCGGATACACTCGCAGACGACGAAATCAGCATGATACTCGACCGCGCAGATACCTTCATCGGTTGGATCAACGATATCAAGGACTACGCACTCGAACAGGCTATCAGCGGCAAATGCTATCCCGGCTTCAAGGTCGTGGAAGGACGCAGCAACCGCAGATACACAGACACCGATGCCGTTGCAGCAGCAGTTACCGAAGCAGGCTATGATCCCTTTGAGAAGAAGCTCATGGGCGTGACCGCAATGACCAAGCTGCTCGGCGCTAAAAAGTTCAACACCCTGCTCGGTTCTCTGATCGAGAAGCCGAAGGGCAAACCCACACTCGTACCAGAGTCGGACAAGCGTCCGGCATGGACAATTGATGATTTCAAGGAGGAAACTGAAAATGAGTAAAATGACAAATCCGTGCAAAGTGATCACCGGCAAGAATACACGCTTCAGCTATCTGATCGTGAACGAGCCGAAGGCAATCAACGGCGGCACTCCGAAGTACAGCGTGTCGCTTATCATCCCGAAGTCCGATACCGTTACCGTCGAGAAGATCAAGGCAGCAATCAAGGCTGCATACGACGAAGGTCAGTCCAAGCTCAAGGGCAACGGCAAGTCCGTCCCGGCACTGAAGGCAATCAAGACTCCGCTGCGTGACGGCGACGAGGAACGCCCCGACGATGAGGCATACGCAGGCTGCTATTTCATCAACGCCAACAGCGCTACCAAGCCCGGTGTTGTGGATGCCGACTGCCAGCCGATTCTCGATACCAGTGAACTGTATTCCGGTATTTACGGCAGAGCTTCCATCAACTTCTACGCTTTCAATACAAACGGCAACAAGGGCATCGCTTGTGGTCTCAACAATCTCCAGAAGCTCCGTGACGGTGAGCCTCTTGGCGGCAAGTCCCGTGCTGAGGATGATTTCAGCGACGACGATGACGACGACGATTTCCTTTCGTGAGGTGACGGCGTATGAGTATAGTATTCTCTCTCATTCTGTGTGTTTCCGGCAGTATCACAATGATCTGCTGGACGATTATGACGGTCAGTATTATGATTGACCACTTCAAGAACCGTAAGAAATTAGTAAATGTCGGGAGGGCGACTGGCGGTATGACCGTTCGGGTGGGTTTAAGGAAGTGCTACCATGAAAACTTTAGAAATTGATCTGGAGACTCGGAGTGACCGTGACATCACCAAGTGTGGTGTTTACGCTTACGTCGATTCTCCGTATTTTGCTATCACGCTGATGAGCGTGTCAGTGGATGATGGTGCAGTGCAGCTCTACGATCTGGCGAACGGTGACCATGTACCCGAAGCGATCCTCTCTGCACTCACCGATGAATCGGTCATCAAGCGGGCATTCAACGTGCAATTTGAACGTGTATGTCTCTCCAGATATCTGCGGGAGGAGAATCCGCAGATCTTCCGCAGTTACAGCATTGAAGCCGATACCGTCGGCGATTATCTGAGTCCGGTCGGCTGGCAGTGTACCATGATCCATTGCCGTACGCTCGGTCTGCCATCGACACTGGCTTCTGCAGGTGCTGCCCTGAAGCTGGAACAGCAGAAGATGCCGGAGGGCAAGGCGCTCATCAAGTATTTTTGTGTACCTTACGAAACGGTGAACGGTATTCCGAAGTTCCACACCCCTGCCGATGCACCGGATAAGTGGGAAACCTTCAAGGCATATAACAAACAGGACGTGGAGGCGGAGCTTGCCATTGACAAGCGCCTTTCTCGTTTTCCAGTACCGGATTTCATCTGGGAGCAATTTTATCTCGATCAGGAGATCAACGATCGCGGCATCCGTGTTGATATGGAACTGGTCAATGCTGCGCTGACGCTGGATGCACAGGCGAAGGCAACGCTGTCGGCGGAAATGCGCAGGCTTACCGGTATCGAGAACCCGAATTCCGTGTATCAGCTTCTGGAATGGCTCGACGAACAGGGATATAAGTCGGACTGTCTGGACAAGGCAGCCGTGAAGGAACTGCTCAAGACAGCGAAAGATCCGGTGAAGTCAGTGCTTGAGCTGCGGCTTATGCTGTCAAAGTCCAGCGTCAAGAAGTATCAGGCGATGCAGACGGCAGCCTGCTCAGATCACCGTGCGAGAGGAATGTTCAGCTTTTATGGCGCTTCCCGCACTGGACGCTGGGCAGGGCGCATTATTCAGTTACAGAACCTGCCGCAGAATCATATTCCTGACATGACCGAAGCGAGAAATACCGTCAAGTACGGTTATTATGATGAGGTCGAGATGTTTTATGAGGATGTGCCTGATACGCTATCTCAGCTCATCCGAACCGCTTTTGTACCCAGACCGGGATATAAGTTTATTGTTGCCGATTTTAGCGCGATCGAAGCGCGAGTAATAGCTTGGATTGCCGGAGAGCAGTGGCGCATGGACGCTTTTGAAAACGGCGCGGACATATACTGCGCGTCAGCGTCAAAGATGTTCGGCGTACCGGTTGTGAAGCACGGCATCAACGGCGAACTGCGTCAGAAGGGCAAGGTCGCGGAGCTTGCCTGCGGCTACGGCGGCAGCGTCGGTGCAATGAAGGCTATGGGCGGTGATGCTTTGAACCTTTCCGATGCCGAGCTGAAGCAGATCGTGACCGACTGGCGGGATGCCTCGCCCAATATCGTCAAGCTCTGGTGGGCTGTCGATGATGCGGTCAAGAAAGCGATGAAGCAGAAAACCACCACAGAAACACACGGATTGCAGTTCAGCTATCAAAGCAAGATGCTTTTTATTACGCTGCCTTCCGGTCGGAAGCTCTGCTACGCGCACCCGCAGATCGGTGAGAACCAGTTCGGCGGCGAGTCAGTCACCTATATGGGCGTGTGCGCATCGAAGAAGTGGGAACGTATCGAGAGCTACGGTCCGAAGTTTGTCGAGAATATCGTGCAGGCGGTCGCCCGTGATCTGCTCATGTTCTCTATGCAGACGCTGTCACACTGTTTTATCGTCGGTCACATACACGATGAAATGATCATCGAGGCAGACCGCAGGATGTCACTTGATGAGGTCTGCCGACAGATGGAACGAACGCCTGCATGGGCGGAAGGTCTGCTCCTGCGGGCTGACGGATATGAATGCGAGTTTTACAGAAAGGACTGAGGATATGAAATACAGTATTGAATGGTTTTATGCACTGGTCAGCGGCAAGCTGGTCAATCCGGAGAACGTCTATGTGAAATGCCCTCGTTGCGGAAAGCTGTGTAATAAAGGCTGTGACAGGAAGCCCTGCGGCAGAACCGAGGTGCAGGATGGCAAGTAAGTATAACAGCGAGGGATATGCCAGCCCGACGGAGTATGAGGTTTTCACGCATATCGAGAAGGAGGAGAAGGCTGCGGCAAAAGCTGCTGCCTTCCGTCCCGTCGTGTATATCTGTTCACCGTATTCTGGTGATACTGAGAAGAATACTGCGAATGCCCGCCGATATAGCCGCTTTGCAGTTGACCGGCACTATCTGCCGATCACGCCCCATATCTACTTCACCCAGTTCATGAATGATAATATCCCGGAGGAACGGGATACAGCCATTTTCATGAACTGGGTGCTGATGAGTAAGTGCGCGGAGCTGTGGGTGTTCGGCGAATATATCAGCTCTGGCATGAAGGCGGAGATCGAACGGGCAAAGCGCAAGCACATGAAAATCCGTTATTTCACGGAGGAAATGGAGGAAGTATGCAAGTAACAATTTATCAGGCTGACTGCCTGCACCAGTCGGCAAACTGCAACTACCCGCACAAGATGGTCGTTACATCAGATGCGGATATGGCAAAGGCGCAGAACCGCGACCATGTATGCGCGGAGTATAAGAACGGGTACCGCAGCAAAGACACCTTCGTCGTTTCGGATAATGCTCCGATGGACTGCGACAACGACCACAGCGACGATCCCGCTGACTGGATCACCCCGGAGAAGCTGGATGAGCTGCTCCCGGATGTCGCATATATCCTTGTTTTCAGCCGCAATCATATGAAGCCGAAGGGCGGAAAGGCTGCCCGTCCCAGATTCCATGTATATTTCCCGATTCATGTAATCAGTGATGCGGATGCCTATGCTGCCCTAAAGCGCAAGATCTACGAGTCATATCAGTTCTTTGACGGGAACGCCCTCGACGCAGCCCGTTTCCTTTACGGCTCACCCGGCAGTGAGGTGCAGTGGCATCAAGGTAGCCTGATGATTGACGATTACCTCACCCTGAGTGCAAAGGCAGCAATCCCGCAGGGCAAGCGCAATGCAACCATGTCACATTATGCTGGCAGGATTCTGAAGCGCCTCGGCATGACGGACAAGGCATATCAAAAGTTTCTCGAAAAGGCACAGGAGTGTGAACCTCCGCTGGATCAGGAGGAGCTGGACAAAATCTGGACGAGCGCCTGCAAGTTCTACAAGAAGGTATCGTCCTCTCCGGATTATATCCCGCCCGACGAATACATCGGTGATTCTCTGAAGCCCGACGATTATTCCGATATTGGAGAAGCCCGCACCTTTGCAGCGGTGTATGAGGGCGAGGTTTGCTTTACGGAAGCGACCGGATTCCTGCGCAACAATGAAATCTATTGGATGGAATCCCGCCAGCGTCCGATCGCAGCAATGATGGAACACACCGATGCACAGCTTGAGGAAGCAGGCGGTCTGATTGAAGCGGCTCTGGATAAACTGGAAGACCTCGGCGTTCCCCGTGGCGCTGCTATGGCAGGCGGCAAAAAGCTGCTGGAGGCTATGAACTCGGAGCAAGTTGCAGCATATAACGAGTATGTCTCTTCAAAGAACTATTATGCGTTCGTCATGAAGTGCCGCAATATGAAGGGACTGAAATCTGCAATGGAGGCGGCGATGCCGTTGCTGGAAAAACAGCCGGACGAGCTGGACAGCAATCCGTTCCTGCTGAATACACCGACCTTCACTTACAATCTGACTGAAGGGCTGACCGGAACGCAGGAGCATAACCCGGAGGATTACATCACGAAGGTAACCACAGTCTCTCCGGACGACACCGGCGCGGATATCTGGAAGGACACCCTTGACCTGATCTTCTGCGGAGACAAAGACCTGATTGATTATGTGCAGCGCATTGTCGGCATGGCGGTCATCGGCAAGGTGTATATCGAAGCTCTCATCATTGCTTATGGAGAGGGCAGAAACGGTAAGTCCACCTTCTGGAATGCAATCGCCCGTGTGCTGGGAAGCTATGCAGGCAATATGTCCGCCGACGCACTGACCGTCGGCTGCAAGCGCAATGTCAAACCGGAAATGGCGGAGCTGAAGGGCAAGCGCCTGATTATTGCAGCCGAGCTGGAGGAAGGTATGCGCCTGAACACCAGCGTCATCAAGCAGCTCTGTTCAACCGATGCGGTGTATGCCGAGAAGAAATATAAAGCCCCGTTCAGTTTTATTCCCAGCCATACGCTGGTGCTGTATACCAACCACCTGCCGAAGGTAGGTGCCTCTGATGCCGGAACGTGGCGCAGACTGATCGTTATTCCGTTCGGTGCCAAAATAGAGGGCGACAGCGATATCAAGAACTTTGCCGATTATCTTGTTGACCATGCAGGCGGAGCGATCCTGTCTTGGATTATCGAAGGCTCCCGCAAGGTTATCGCAGAAGGCTTCAATATTAAGCCGCCGAAGGTAGTGCGTGATGCTGTTGCTGCATACCGTGAGGACAACGACTGGCTCGGAAGATTTCTGGACGAGAACTGCGTGATGGATTCATCATATCAGGAAAAGTCCGGTGATCTGTATAAGGCTTACCGCAGCTACTGTATCAATATGCATGAGTACACCCGTAGTACGGGAGATTTCTATGCTGCTTTGGAGCAGGCGGGCTATCACAAGCAGAAGACAAAGAACGGAATCATGATTTATGGGCTTATGCTGAAAAGTGATGATTTCGACGAAGATATGAGCTTTCTGGATTGAAAGGTGCAGGTGGTGAAGGTCATTTCTGTAAGTTATATATAGGATATTTTTAGAAAAAATCATCTATATAAAGTTTATGTATAGACCTTCACCACCTGCACCAGAAAGGAATAAAAATGAGAGAAAAGACTGTAGAATCGAAGTTTTCGAGCGCTGTCAAGGCAAAGGGCGGTCTGGCGGTCAAGTTTACGTCTCCCGGATTTAACGGGATGCCCGATCGCTTGGTGATGTTCCCCGGCGGCAGGATTGCCTTTGTGGAGGTCAAAGCGCCCGGAGAGACACCGCGTCCTTTGCAGCGGTCACGTCACCGGCTTTTGCGGAGGATGGGCTTCAAGGTGTATGTTCTTGACAGCATCGACCAGATAGGAGGAATCATTGATGGAATATAAGCCCCATGAATATCAGAAATACGCAATCGACTTCATTGAGACGCACCCGCAGGCTGCTGTTCTCTTGGGATGCGGTTTAGGCAAGACGAGCATCACGCTGACAGCGCTGAACGACCTGATGTTCGACAGCTTTGTGGTTCGCAAGCCTATCATCATTGCACCCATCCGTGTATGCAGGAACAGTTGGGCGGCGGAGCTGGCAAAGTGGGATCACCTCGACGGTATGACCTGCAGCCTGATACTTGGAACGAGGGAGCAGCGTCTTGCGGCTCTCCGGAAAAAAGCTGACCTCTACATCATCAACCGCGAGAATGTACAGTGGCTTATCGAGGAAAGCGGGCTGCCGTTTGATTTTGATATGGTTGTCATTGATGAAATGTCCAGCTTCAAGAATCACCAGTCCAAGCGATTCAAGGCACTGCGGAAGGTGCGTCCCTTTGTGAAGCGCATCATCGGTCTGACCGGTACGCCCTGCAGCAACGGACTCATGGATCTGTGGGCGCAGTTTCGTCTGTTGGATAAAGGTGAACGCCTCGGCAAGCGCATCGGGCAGTATCGTGACGCCTACTTCAAGCCCGACTGGAACGGATACACCTATTCGCTGCTTCCGGGTGCGGACAAAGCAATCTACGCCAAGATCGCCGACATCAGCATTTCCATGAAAACAACTGACTACCTCCAGATGCCGGAGTTGGTGTCTGTGTCTATGCCGGTTATCCTTCAGGAAGTGGAGTTGGAGCAGTATCGGCAGATGGAGTCGGAAACGGTGCTGCCGTATATGAACGATGAAATAACAGCGGCGAATGCAGCAGTGCTGTGCGGAAAGCTGGTGCAGCTTTCAAGCGGATGCATTTATACAGATAACGGCAATACGAAACTGATACACAACCGGAAGCTGGACGCACTGGAAGACCTGATCGAAGCGCAGAACGGAAAGCCGGTGCTGGTCGCATATTGGTATCAGCATGAGCGTGACCGCATCATGGCGAGATTTGATGCGAGAGATCTCCGGAGCGATCAGGATATTGTCGACTGGAATGCGGGCAAAATCCCAATCGCCTTGATACAGCCTTCCTCTGCAGGTCACGGTCTGAACCTGCAGGACGGCGGTAGCACTATCATTTGGTTTACGCTGCCGTGGTCGCTGGAACTGTATCAGCAGACCAATGCCCGTCTCTGGCGACAGGGACAGAGAGCAGAATCTGTTGTTATCATACACCTGACTGCTGTTGGCACGATCGATGAAAATATCATGATGGCGCTGGAATGCAAAGACAAGAAACAGGCGGCAATGATGAGAGCCGTGAAAGCGAGGGTTAAATGACGGAAGGATACAAATTACTGGCGGCAGCAATTATCAAGCAGTGTCTCTTGGATTACCGTGAGGCGCTGCAGTCACACGATATCATAACAACGCTTGAATGTGAACAGTTCCTGCGGTCGCAGTGGTTTGACTTCATGTCGGATATGAACGGCGAAAAGCTGATAAAAATGATGAGGGAGGAATTTGCATGAAAGAATACTGGGAGCAGGCGGAACGACTCCGCCGCCGCATCCAGCGTAAGATACACGAAATCCACCTGCTGCGGCAGCGGGCAGAGGGCATGAACGGCAGCGGCATCAATGATATGCCGAGGGCGGTATCGCCCGACCGCAGCAAGATGGAAGGTACCGTTTTCAAGATCATGGCGCTGGAGCAGGATATACAGGAAACGCAGGCAGAATACGATGCATTGATCGCTGAAATGGAAGCCCGCATCAATGCAGTTGAAGATGGTGATGCCCGTGACCTTCTGCGTAAAAGATACCTCGAATTCCTGCCGTGGTCAGAGATCATGAAGGAAATGGGATACAGCAAGTCCCACGTGTTCCGCCTGCACAGCACAGCCGTAGCTGCCTTGAAAAGTTGGGACACCGTGGGACTTGCAAACACCGGTAATGTGTGATATAATGTATAATAGAAGAATCTGTAAAGAGCCGTTGTGGGTATCCGCAGCGGCTTTTGTTATGCCCGAAGGAGGTGTCGGTGATGCCGAGGAAGGCACTGAAACCGTGCAAGCACCCCGGCTGTCCGAGACTGACCGAGGGTGCGTACTGCGATGAACACAAGCCCCTGCACCCTGAGCGTCCGTCAGCTGCCAAGCGTGGCTACGGCAGCAAGTGGCAGCGAGTCAGCAAGGCGTACCTACGGAAGCATCCGCTGTGCGTGAAGTGTCTGGCGAAGGGACAGTATGTGAACGCAACGGTCGTTGACCACATCGTTCCGCACCGAGGTGACCATTACCTGATGTGGAGTGATACAAACTGGCAAGCGCTGTGCAAGTCCTGTCACGATAAGAAAACCGGAACTGAGGACAGCAGACCGGAATACTCCTACTGATGGGGAGGGCTGGGGGCTGCCCGGTGGGGGTATCGAAATCTCTACGGAGCAGCGATCACAAGACCGGCGCCCCCTCTCACGCACAAAAAGTGCAGTTCAAACACCCGATTAACCCCCTCGAATATTTAACAAGCCGAAATCCGCGTGGTTTCGGCATTTTTTATAGGCAGGTGATGATATGGCAAAGGACGGTACAAACCGTGGCGGACGCAGAGTCCGTGCAGGCGACAAGCCGAAGCCCCTCGCCGAGAAAATTGCCGCAGGAGAGGATGCCGACATCATCGAATTCACCCCGACCGCGCTGGAAGGTGCTGACCTTGATGATGCCGCTGACCTTGTCGGTGAGGAAATGCCCTCGCCGAGTGAATACCTTTCGGCACGGCAGAAGGACGGCAAGCCCCTCGGCGCTGATGAAATCTACAAGGAAACATGGATATGGCTGAAAAATCGCGGCTGCGAAAAGCTGGTGAACAAGCGACTGCTCGAAAGCTACTCGCTGGCGTTCGCTCGTTTCGTACAGTGCGAAGAAGCGCTCTCGACCTACGGTCTGCTCGGCAAGCACCCGACGACCGGCGGCGTGGTCGCATCTCCGTTCGCATCCCTCAGCCAGTCCTATCAGAAACAGGCAAATCTGCTCTGGTACGAGATTTTCGATATCGTGAAGCAGAACTGCACCACAAAATTCGACGGCTCTCCGCAGGACGATATGATGGAGCAGCTACTCCGCAGCAGGAAGTGAGGTACACATGAAAACAACGACAGACTTTCAGCTTGTCGCCACCGACAAGCTCATCCCGTATGTAAATAACGCCCGGACGCATTCTCCGGAGCAGATCAAGAAGCTCCGTTCCTCGCTGCGTGAGTTCGGTTTCGTAAATCCAGTCATCATCGACCGGGAGTATAACGTCATCGCAGGTCACGGCAGACTGATGGCGGCAAAGGAGGAAGGCATTACGGAAGTGCCGTGTGTCTATGTTGACCACCTGACCGATGCGCAGAAGAAAGCATACATCCTTGCGGATAACCGCATGGCAATGGACGCAGGCTGGGACGAGGAGCTTCTCGCCGTGGAGATGCAGGAACTGCAAGACCTCGGCTACGACCTCTCCATGACCGGCTTTGATGAAAAGGAGCTGGCTGACCTGTTCTCTGACGGCACGGACTCCGATGCAAAGGATGACGATTTCGACCTGACTGCTGCGCTGGAGAAGGCTTCCTTTGTGGAGCGCGGCGACGTGTGGACGGTCGGCAGGCATCGCCTCATGTGCGGTGACGCGACCAGTCCCGAAGATGTAAATACACTTATGGGCGATACAAAAGCAAACCTCATTCTGACCGATCCGCCCTACGGTGTATCTTTCAAAAGCTCCAGCGGTCTGACCATCCAGAACGACAGCATGAAGAATGAGGAGTTTTACACATTTCTGCTGTCAGCGTTCAAGTGTATGGCAGACCACCTCGAAAAAGGCGGCGCGGCTTATGTGTTCCATGCTGATACGGAAGGACTGAATTTCCGCCGTGCATTCGTCGATGCGGGATTCCACCTTGCAGGCTGCTGCATCTGGGTGAAGGACAGTCTCGTCCTCGGACGCTCTGATTATCAGTGGCAGCACGAGCCCGTGCTGTACGGCTTCATGCAGAACGGCAAGCACAAGTGGTATTCCGACCGCAAGCAGACAACCATCTGGAACTTCGACAAGCCGAAGCGCAATGCGAACCACCCGACCAGCAAGCCCCTCGATCTGCTCGGTTACCCGATCGGCAACTCCACGCAGGAGAACGGCGTGGTCATCGACACCTTCGGCGGCAGCGGCTCGACGCTCATGGCGTGTGAGCAGATGAACCGCATCTGCTACATGATGGAACTGGACGAAAAATACGCCTCCGTCATTCTCCGGCGATACGTTGAGGACACCGGTGATGCCGAAGGCGTGTATGTGATTCGTAACGGACAGCAGATTCCTTATTCCGATCTGGTCAAAGAGGTCGAGATGAATGACAAGGCTAACTCAGCAGAATGATAGCTTCTGTCGAATATTGTCGAAAACTGTCTGAAATCGGATAATTATCCCCGATAGAGATACACGAAAGTGAACGCACTTTGAAAGCGTTTTGCAGAGCAATGCGCCATAAAAGCCGAATCTGCGTGAGGAAGCCCTCACGCAGATACAGTCAGTGATTATCGTTTGGTGTATTTCCGCCGATCTGAATCTCGCCGTGACGCTCCTCATATTTCTCGATGCAGTCGCGGATCAGGATAAGAATCTGGCTGTTCGCGGAACGACCTTCGTAGTCAGCAACAACATGAAGCTTGTCAAGCATTTCCTGCTCGATTCGGATGGATAAACTCTTGATAGCCATAAAAGCACTTCCTTTCAAATGCACTATGACTTTATTTTAGACTCATTTTGTGGTATAATGTTTGAAATGAACGCAAAACATATCTAAAATATGTCTAAAAGGAAGTGCTTGTCATGAAAGTTGCGATTATCGGTTCAAGAAATCTCCATGTGCATGACCTTGAGTTGTACCTGCCGAAAGAAACAACTGAGATCGTCAGCGGCGGCGCGAGAGGAATCGACTCGGATGCGAGGGCGTATGCACAGCAGCACGGCATTCCGATCAAGGAGTTCCTGCCGGACTACGAACGCTACGGCAGGAGTGCTCCGCTGAAGCGAAATCTCCTCATCATCGAGTACGCCGATGTGGTGCTTGCCTTCTGGGACGGGCAGTCACACGGTACGAAGTACGTCA